GAACTGAATGCCTTGCGCATGATAATACGATCATGATTTCCAATGCATACATCAGCATCTGGAAAAGCAGTGTACCATTTCTGTACACGCTTAATTGCCAATGCAAGTTCTGATCCACCACCCATTCCATCTGGATCAGCTTCATGATAGCTTGAGTAATGATTGTCTATAATATCACCAATAAATAAAACTTGATTGCAATTCCACTTTGCATATGTTTCTTTACAAAATTCAAGATATCCATCTAAACAGAATGGTTCATGTAGGTCTCCAATAACTAAAATACGCCTCTCACGTGATATAAGGCTATTGTAGGCCTTTAAAATATTTCCAGATAGTCTTGGTCTCATTTAGGAATATAAGTGTACAGAACAGCTGTATTGAATCCTTCGTGATATGTTTGACTTGAATACCAGCTGTATTTCTTAGTTGTATTCATATAGTGATAATATTAATGGCAACACACCAACAAAGCACATCACAACACCTTGCCATGATATACCATGTATTAAGACATCATTACAAGCAGTCAGCACTATAATTCCACCAATGGAACGCTTCGCGCTCCATCTCCTTAAATTGCCCTTAGTTTTGAATATCTCAGTAATATCAAGATTGCTCAATATCTGTGCGAGAATTTGCTTCACTTCTTCTTTCTACGATCTCCAGTAATAGCTGTTATGAGAATGTCCAGATATCCAAATATTTGATTGTCTGTTTTTGTAGGTGTAAGATTCACAACCACTTTCAAAAATGCCATAAAAGCCAGAAGCAATACAGCCCAATTTTCAATAATAAATTCCATAATATATATATTTTTATTTGATTCCTTTTTCTGCTAATAAAATCTTAATCTCTTGCATACCAACACACAACTCTTTGAGTAGTGCTTTAACCTCTCCTTCTTGCTTTTCAAGTGAGAATATCCTTGCTTTGATTTTTGTGACATCATTTGTCATTCTAATCCACGTTCCAAGTATTCCAATAAAACAAGATGCTGCAACTGCTATAATATCCATCAGACTGTGATTGTGTAGTATGTTGTGTATATAGTCATTGACCAACCGCCATTGAAATTATCATTGCACCAAACTTGCAATGGTCTGTTTGTAGGTGTAAAAGGAAAAGAAGTTGTGAATGCCGTATTTATAGGTGAAAGCATAGTTGTATATGTTCCGCTGCTAATACCATTCATATAATCACGAACAGAATTTATATAGTCAGCTGTTCCAGATACACTTGCTGACCAACCAACTCTCAAATCATCACTTGATGATTCTGCGCTTCCAGCTCCAGTTGCTACAAGTGTGATACTTACTGGCACAATTATTTTTCCAGCTTCTGCTGCTACCAAAGTTATTGGAGTATCATCATATTTCATGGTCAAAACAGCTGCATTACTTACAACTGTTTCCACTTGAGTTAATAGACCTCCAACTCCACTCAATAAATTGGCTTTTGTAATCTTTTTGTTTGTTCCCTCTGGTGACATAGTTGTATCATCGACATCGACAATCATCACCAGATCCGAATCCACAGCACTTGTGGCTGCTGTCAGTTGTGTTACTTTTTTTGTAGCCATGTTTCTTAATGTATTTCTTTAATTTTTTGATATTAGCTCTGGTGCGCTTGTTAATTTTCATACTCTTGGCCCAGTAATTAATCTCAATAATGCTTCTGCTTCTGATTTGTTGTAAGATCTCTCCACATTTAATCCTTGAGTGTAGTTTGCTGAAGATGGTGCAACATCTGGAAATGTATTGCTTGTGTATTCTGGATATGTTGAGGAATTTGCACATAGATAATCAATTAATCTTTCTTTATACCATGATGCAATATCTCTTGCAGTTGATATGAGTGGTTTTATATCATCATATGACACAGATCCACCTTGTTCAGAGTTCATTGCTACAACAGCATTGTTCACGAATCTCACACGAAGCACCGGTATAACCTCCATGAAGCTAAATTGCACCAAACATGGTATAATGTATGTGTTTAATAATGTGGCATAAATTTCATTTCCAACATCGTCAATTGTTCCAGCTGAAATCAGTGTTTTTATCTTGTTATAAAGATCTGTTCCAAGCACTGGCAAAATCCATTTTTCTTGAGCTTGTAAAATAGCTGGAAATAAGACATTTGGATCAACCGATCCACCAAGTGATGTATCTCTTTTAACTCTCGATGGAGATACCAATACAATTGTTGTACTTGCCATGATTAATTATCTTCTTTTGGTTTCACGTAATTCACTGGAGTTTTTATATTCTGAGCTGCTTTGTTAGATGGTAAAAATCCTCTGTTATCCATATCTCTTGGTCTCTCTGCTACCTTTGGATTATTTTTTTTTGGTGTGACTGCTTTCCTCTCAGCTGGATCAAGCGCATTAATTATGGCTTGTCTTTGTTTTGCAGTGATTCTTGAATCATCTTTCTTCAGAAATGTAAATCTGCTCCAATAATGAGCACATGATCCACCGCCTTTATATAGCCATATGTCGTATTTAGATGCACCTTTTGGCCCCCATCCTTTATTGACTGCTGTTCTACCAGCTTTGTAGATGTTTTCCTTTGTATAATACTTAGCAGCATTCACCATTTTTACACAAAAGTCTCTGCTCTTGTATTTCATCTGGTTTATCTTCAATGGAGCGTATTGATAACGTATTTTAAATAGCTCGTTATCTTGCTCTTTTGATTGATCACTTGGATTTGGAATAACAGATGCCAAATTCACACCATTTATCATTCCATCAAGCCGATCTTCATCATCATAATCCACTTCACGCTCATCTATCAACTCATATCCTTCTGGAGCATCTTCACCAAGCGATAAGAGAGCTTCTAAGCAACTTTCATCTGGTTTAGGTATCTCACTACTCATTTCTTCTTTCGGTGGTTCTACGACCTCCGTAGTATCATCTTCAATATTTATGAAGTTAGCTGGTTTAGATGGTATGAAGAATAAATCAAGATTGATTGCATTTGCAACAAATACTTCATCTAATCCTTTGAGCAAAATATCTTGAAATTCCTCTACAACTGTGTTATGGAATAAACTGTATGAATCATTCAATTCATCAGCATTAGAACCCCAAGAATTTCCACCACCTCTCACTCCAAATAGAAGTGGTGATGTTACTCTATGACCTGAAAGCACTTTGTTTGTTATCTCAGTGCTTAGGTAGGTGTACATATCATCAGATCCATTGCTTGAAATCGGTTCAATCTTTGGAGCTGTATCTGGCCCATCATTAAATGTTATTAATAGCTTTCCAGCATTGTTACTACCTGAGAATTTCTCATATACTTTGCGTTCAATATCTGCTCTCTCTTGATCTGTTGGAATACCATTAGAAAAACTCAACATCATGCTTGGCATAAGTGAATTTTTGATGTTGTTGAGATGAAAAGACTGCACTTCGTGATCCAGTTCTATATATCCAGTTGAACCAACATAATCTGGCAACCCATAATAGTGAAAAGATGGAGCATATCTTTTTATCTGTAAAACTGTGGATGCATTTGTTCTGTCCTCACTTGAAAAAGACTTTAATACATTTGGTTTTACTCTGTCATTTGACCTCGCCCAAGAATTTTTGTAATACCACTCATGTATCTTTCCTTCACTGTCTGCAACTCCAGCTCTCAAAGTATGCACTGGTAAGTGTTTCATCTGAGCAACTGAAGTTCGTGCTTTATTCCAGATTGTATTCACATAACATTGGCCATAAAGTTTGAGATCAATAGCTAATTTCTTGAGCAAATCATCATCACTGCTATTTAATAGAGATTGAAGTCTTAACCATTGTTCTTTGTTACCATCTGAATCATCTCTTTCAACAGCATCCAAACCTTTGCCGTATATCATAGCTCCAACACCATTCACAATTGCTGAATGTATTGAAGATCCAAGATACAAGCTCTCAAGATAATCACCATAGCAATCATCAGAGCCATATGAAATCCAATTCTTTCCTTGTACTTCTTCAAATTGTGGAACGTCATGCACTGGCATTCCCATTACTGAGAACTCGCTTTTATTATTCTTCATATGCCTTATATGTTACTGTGTCATTATATGATTCAAATCTATTGTATCCATCTTCTGTGGATGCTCTTTCAAGATGTGCCATGCATTTTCCTAATACTCGATAAAAAGTTCCAAGATAACCACGAATTTCTACTTGGTAAAATCCTTCTAAAAAATCTGGTTGTTTTAAATTGATAATTCCACTGGCTGGAACTTCAGCTGGAAATTCATTGATGATTATTTGGCCATGTAAACTGCGACCATCCCAACCGCCATCAGATATTGATGTATCCAGTGTGAATTGCTTTGAGTTGTTTGTTGATTCATCTGTTAAGGTAGGAACAAAAACCAGAGATGTTGCAAATGGATCCCATGTTGGATCATTTGTCCACTGACTTTCATCAACTCCATTCATAGAAACATAATCAATGGAAATAGTTTCATTTGCTCCAGAACCAAACAATCTATGTATTTGCAAGTCATGATTAACAGCAAATGGAGTGACGTATTCAAAAGAATATTCCTTGTATGATGTTGTCAGTGTTTCTGTTCCTATTACAGCACTTACAGCCGTACCCAAAGAAGCTGCAATCTCAACATTGATAGCTGCTGTTGCTTTCATATTTATCGTAATGATATAGAGCTTATTTGGCTTTATCAATCCAGTCTGATAAACTCCACAATTGTTTCCAGATGAATCAATCTCAAGATCTACCTGACCTTGTTTCATTACAGATTTTGAATTTGGATCTGCAAATGTTACCCATCTGTCATTTGTATCAAGTTGTTGGACTGAGATGTTTGTTACTGTACCATCAAAACCGCCCCCTCTTGCTTGAAGCGTTAAAGCTCCACCAGTTCCACTTGTTTCATAAAAGACTTTTGTTCCGCTTGTCGTTACCTCTGTTGTTGTTCCTCCACTACCTAATAGAAGTCTAAACGCACCCGAATCTACAACAACATCATAAGTTACCTTTACTGATTTTTCAGTTGGTACAGTACCACTTTGTGAAGCAATACTTGTATATGCTGCTACATTATCACAAATCAATTTATCTTCTCCTACACTTACATCACTAAAAAGTGTCCAACCCTCTCCAAGCTCTTGGACTACGACTGATTGTATTGATATGGTTTGTGAAGCACCACCACCATTATACAACCTATGTATAAATAAATCAAACGTTCCAGTACCTACATAATAGAATGTAAAGTCTTGAAATGAAGTAGTAAGTGAAACAGTACCTATAACATTCTCGGTTGCAGCTAAATTACTTTCAACTACTTCAGCATCAAATGAAGCAGTTGCTTTCATACTCAAAACAATCTTATAACTTTTTCCAAGTTCAAAAATATTCTCTTGATACACCCCCACATTACTTCCACCATTTGCAGCTGAATCAATAAGTAAATTTGCACCCGAAGAATTATATTCAACCGTTGAAGTTCCTGAAGTGTAAGCAGTCCAATCCTCTCCGAGTTCTTTAATAGATACGTTGTCTACTGAAGATTCAAAAGCAGTACCTCCCGTTCTTCTGCCTATAACTAAAGTTGTATTGCTTGTGGCAACAAAATAAAATGTATATGAACCTGAAGTGGTTGCAAAACCAATATTTTCATTGTTAGCACCATCTTGAAATTTCAAACCTAACCCACTTGTTATAGTTACATCTGCAGTTACTATGTAACTATTACCTTCTGTAAAAATAGAAGCTTGTGAAATTGCTGTAAAAGAAGTACCATTCCCATCAATAATAGCTTTACCTCCACTAATTGTTGCACCTCCAAGTTTAGTCCAATTACTATCTGTAGCAAAATCACCATTAACTACAAGCTCACTTCCCGTATCCGTAAAATTTGGATTGTCTACAAGGCTGATACCCGCAGCACTAAAATCTCCGTTCGTTACAAGGTCTGAACCTATATCATCAAATGATCCATTCTGAACTACGTCTTGACCAGCTCCACTGTAATCACTTAAATTGATATCCAATACGTTTGTACCTTTGGTAAGCTGAATCATTGTGTGCTAAGTTATTAATTTATTAGTAAAAAAAAAGGGATGGCGTATTGCCACCCCTCTTTCAGTTAGTTATTTAAAATACTATGATGGATTCGTCACACTAAATACAGCAGCTCCACCATCAACTTGATCAAATGGCCAGTTAGCAGCAGCAGCATCAGTTGAAGCTGTTATTGCTGGTGGGTATGTATTCTCTCCAGCTGTCACAGTTAGTGTATATCCTTGCATGTCTGCTCTCGCTTGACCAGTTACAAACGTTCCACCAGTCACAGTACATCCATTTTGAAGTCCAATGCAGTACACATTGTCATTCGCATCTAAGATGTATGCAAATACTCTCGTTTGGATCAACTTCTGTAATTCATCAGATGTTGATTGCTTAAGAATATTCAAAGTGACTTCCAATGCTGAATCATAAGATGCAGATCCAGCTGGTTCATTTGTTATAGTTGTAGTCAATGAAGCTGTATTTGGTTGCACATCATATCTGTAAACAGTTTGAGCTGTATCAATTCCATCCAATGCACCAGTAGCAAAGGTCATACCACCATATCCAGCCACCTGAAAGTCACTAAAATAAATTGCCTTGATTCCACCAACTGTGTCTTTACAGTTTAATCCAATCGCAGCTGTTAAATTACAAGCCATTTTGTTTTAATTTTTTTCAGTTAATATTAAGCCTTACCCCAGTAGATGTCAGCACCAACTCCAACTTGTACACCAGCTGCATATCGCATAATGAAACGTACATTGTCAGATCCATCAATTGGTGACATATCTATTGTACGTACCTCAGTCATGTTTGTGAGGATGTTAGAACCAAATACAAGATTGCTCTCATATGTAGCTACAATCTGATTGTCTGGCATTCCAGGACATGCATAGATTGGATAGCCGTATATGTTAGATGGCTTTGCATTCGCTTGATAGTCATTTGAGAATCCTTCAGATCCAAGATGCTGCTGGTAAAGGAATGCAGTTTTTGGTGAGACATACAACGCAAAGTCTGGCTTTGCTAATACTTCAGATGAACAAGCATCAAGTACCTTTTCCATTTCTACAACAACAATTGCTTTTGTAAATGGTGAGATTGTAGTCACATTATTAACGTTTCCATCAACAACAAATATTCCAGTTGTAGCTGTGAGGAATCCTTCAAACTCTCCACCAGTAGCATCTGCTCCAGTCCAGATATCATTCTCAACTTGTTGAGCAACTAATCCAGCAATGTGTCCAATTACATAATCAGAGAATGCAGTTGGCATATTAGAGTTGAGACTGTTTCCAGTATCAGCTGCTAACCATGATTGGCGCATTGTCTTTTTGCAAAGGTCAATATTTACAGCAAGTTCTTTTGTAGTTAGAACGTTCTCTGTAATTGTTACTGATCCAGCATCAGCAAAATCACATGATGCATCAGCTATTAAAGAAGCACCTTCAATTTGGTTTATTACAGCCTTGTAATATACATCATCAATTGTTCTGATCCATCCATTTGCTAAGGTAGCACCACTCTTTAAAGCAGCACTCACAAAAGGCAATGCTAACTCTCCAGCATATGTTGGAGTTGTTAATGTTGGCCCAGCAAATTCATGCTTTGTTGCAACGCTTTTTTCCTCTGCATTGAATGAGGTTTTTTTAATATACTTCATTTTAGTTTTTTGCGAAGTTTGAAATTATTGCATGTGCTCTGTCTGCTGTTTTCAAAGATGAAAAAGTTTCTTGATCCATGTCCTTACTATTATTTTTTGTTGGTGAGTGATTCACACCAGAATCTGCTGGTTCGTTTTCAATAGCTGAAAGACGTTCCACAATGTTTTCAAATGCTGCATTTATCTCTGAAGATAGTTCACTCATTTCTTCAGATACTTCATCATCACCTCCAACTTTATCACGCTTCAAATCTGCAACTGCATCCTCAAGATTCTTGATACGCTTTTCCATACCAGCCCAATCTTGCACATCAGCTTCATCACCTTCAGCCATTTCAACCTCCACTTCCACTTCAGCCTCTGCTTCTGGTTCTTCTTCACCAAGTTGTACAATACGACCATCAGCAACAACGAGAACTGTTCCATCCTCAAGCGCATATGTGCCATCATCAAGATAGTCTGCATTGCCTTCATCAGACATCACAGATATCTCTACTCCAACAGCCATTGCTTCGGCTTCTGTTACTACTAAGCGACCATCATCCAATCTTGCTTCTGCATAGAATTTGGTTAGGTTTGGGAGGTTTAATAAGCCTCTGATTTTGTCGATTGTTTTGCTCATGATATTACTTGTTCAAATACATATATAATTATTTTCAATCCGTTCCCTTTGTATGTTCCTCACAAGCCATATAAAGCACGATATCATCGACAGTGTGCTCATGGTATCCAATACAGTTATTGAATAGCTCTCCATACAACTCTGCTTCTTCAATAGTCCTCCAAAGTGGTTTGCCATCCAGATGAAATACAGCATCCATTTCTTCTAATACAAGAGATTTTAACTGCTCAAGAGTTTCTGCATCTTTTGGACAGTTTGGACATGGCACTCTTTCCAGTCTTTGTGCCTTGACTAATTCATCTGTGAAATATCCTTCAATTGAAAAACCTCTCACATCTTTTTCAATGATAGCATTCCAGATATTTTCATCCCAGATTTTCATTGATAACATCCATGTGCCAACTGGCAAATCAAATCCATAGAGAGCTGCTTTGTCTCTTTTGGGATCTTCTATAAGCCATGATTCCACAACAGTCAATCCACTGATATCATCAACATGTTCGTATGTGTGTGAGTTTGTTTTTTCCTCTTTCATATAAAGCTGAGATGCTTGTCTGACTGTTTCAACTGAAAAATACACTTCATATTCTTCATCTTCTTCTTCGTTGTATCTGGCAATTCTTTTCTCTGGAATCAATGCTGGCCCGACTAACATTCTTTTGGCTTCATCTACTTTGGCCATGATGTACTTATCTCCACGATTAAAGAAAACAAAATTTTCTTCTATGGCTGGAAATCTCACAAGACTGACAGCTGTGATTCCTGAAAGCTCCATTTCTTCGTCTATTAATAATTCAATTGTTTTCATAAGGTTGCATGATGTAATAAGTTAGCATTGAGTTGTTGTTGTGATGTCATCTCTTGAGCCACAACAAATGCTTTGATTGGTTTATCTGTTAATGTTTCTAAGTCTGTTGGAGCTGTTTCACTTGGTGCAAATGTATCTGGCACTAATGCTGTTGTTTGATTAGCTCCAGCAGTTGGTGGTGATACTACATCTGGTATTCCACCAGAATCAAATCTTGTCTTTGCTATGGATGCAATAGAAGCTGCTCCAGTTAATCCAGCTGTAACAGCACCTGGTAATCCAGCTGGAAATCCTAATCCAACTGGTGGTGCAGATAGTGAAGCAATGATAGCTGAACCAGTGCTCATAACAGCTGAAGCAATTTGCATCTTCTTTGCTCTCTGAAATCTTTTCTTTGCTGTTTTCTTATCATCATCTTCACGCCCTTGATCCAATGCAGAGAATAAAGAGAACGCTGCTTGTGTCATTGCCACAACTGCATCAATAGTTTCTTGCCGTTTTTCTTGTTTGGTTTTCTCAACTGTTTCAACAACTTCTTCTTCTTTTTTAGCAAATTTTTCTGTTATTGCAAGTAATTCTGCTTCTTGTTTTTCCTTGAGTAGCTTTTCAGTTTCGGCATTGCCTTGAGCCATCTCATTAAGTTTTACATACTTAGCTGCAACTGCATCAATTTCATTCTGCTCTGCTGATTGTGTTGCTTTTCTTAGTGTATCTATTCTTAAAAGCTCTGCATCATCAATGGCTTTCTTTTCAGCAGCCATCTGTT